GCTACCAACAGGTAGCATTTGTTCTCTAGGAGGTTATTATTATGAGAAGAGACAAGCAAGCTTGGATTGGAATCCTAGCATTAGTTGGTGTTATTGCACCTTTTAGTAACTCTGCTAATGCATCAAGTACCGAAAATAATTTACTAATAAATAAGTCTGTAGAATCTCCTGCCTCCGACAAGGAGGCATTTGTTGTTTCTAAGGCAAAAATGTTAGCTAAATTTGAAAACAGAACACACTTAACAGATAAAGAACTAAAGCAACTCCTTTCTCTTGTAGGGTTTGAGGGTAAGGATTTAGTGGTAGCTTGGGCTATTGCTAAAAAAGAATCTAATGGTCGTCCATTGGCATACAATGGTAATCATAAGACTGGAGACTCCTCTTATGGGATGTTTCAAATTAATATGATCGATAATCTAGGTCCTGATCGTAGAGATAAGTTTGATCTAGATACAAATGCTGAGTTATTCAATCCCGTAAAAAATGCGGAGATTGCATACTATATGTCCAACGGGGGAAATGACTGGTCTTCTTGGAAAGGTATTACACCAAAGACTAGGGCTTGGATGCAAAAATTCCCTAAATAAAACTTTAGGTAATAAAGAACCTCTACTGTAAAAAGTAGGGGTTTTTTATTTTAAACTATATAATATTTTTTAAATTTTAATTTATTTTTTTAACACTTTAAGCGCTTGTAGTAAATGATCCAGATTGAGATGCTGAAAGTCCAGTCTGGTTTAAACCTGAGTAAAGAGTAACCGTGAAGGTATAAAACGTATTAGCAGTAAGACCACTAACAAGAGCTGGAAATACCATATCAGTATTTGAATAGCCACTTGACACTGTTACTAAAATTGATTGGAATTGGCTGTAGCTGCCGCCAATTTGAGCGTGATTTGGTCCCCAGATTTGATTTTGACCAAGAGGAACACCTGCGCCGAAAGCACTTGTATTAGTAATAATTGGGCCAGCAGTAAAGTATGGGAAGAATGGGAAGAATGGTGGGAAGAATGGGAAGAATGGTGGGAAGAATGGCCCTGGCGCTACTGGAGTAAATGAATTACTAGCAGCAGAACTTAGAGAATCTTGAACGGTATTATTTAATTTAACAACTGCGGTATAAGAAGTACCATTAGCTAAACCAGAAATAGTAACTGGAGATGAAGATCCAGTTCCAGTAATTGAACTTGGAGTTGTAGTTGCTGTATAAGTTAAAGATGTATTAGGTTTCCCAGTATTATCTGGAGCAGTAAAGGCTACAGATACACTAGCATTACCAGCAGTTGCAGCTCCAATAGTTGGAGTTCCTGGCTGGCGATTATCTGAAGAACCCGTTACTCCTGGAATTGGCATTATGCAATCAAGTCTCCTGCAAGTACCCAAGTATCTGTATTTAGCTTTATTAATGTTGCCATTGATCCAGCTGCACGTATTTTTGCTCCTGGGGTTGCATATGAAGTAATTCCAGCGGTGAAAGCAACTGTAACTCCTGTTGTAAGTGCAATTAAATGTATTTGAGTTCCGATAGGATACGCAACTGTTGCGTTAAGTGGAACGGTAAAAGCATAAGCACCATTCATTTGAACTAATGTGCTAGCATCAGATAAAACAAATGTATACCCTGCAGTCTTAGCAGTTGTATTTACATTAAAAGGTTGAAAATTTAAAAGGCTTGTTCCATTACCAACTTGAATTTGTTTGTTTGTAGTATCCCAGGAAATTTTTGCATCTGTTACAGAAGATGACGTAGTTAGGGTATCTGCAGCAGCAGGAGTAGCCCATGATAATCCAGAAGCTGTTGCGCTGTTTGCAGTTAAAATTGTTCCATTAGCTCCAACAGTTACAACAGATAAGGTATCATTTGCTGATGCTGAAAGTAAATCACCTTTTGCGTTAAAGCTTGAAGCTTGAAGCGATCCTGATGTATCAATAGCGGTAATTCTTACATCTAGGTCATTAAGTGTATATGCAATTGATGGATTAATTAAATTAGCTGTATTTGTTTCAGCTGTATTAAAAGTATAAGATCCATAATGGTATGCTTTAAATGCAGCTTGGATATCAGCTGGGTCAGCAAGACCTGGAATTTTTGTTGGTACTAAAGTACCTATGCTTTCGACTGCCATGAATCACCTCTCCAAGAATTATATCACAAGATGTGATTAAGATTCATCTATTCCTGCAACTATTGATATAAATAGATGGGTAGTTACGGTTCCATCTAAAGGAATCCATTCTGCTGGTCCTGAATCATCATCATACTCTACTGCGTTAAAATTGATTACAAGGTTTGTTCCTGCTCCAGCAAGAGCTGGTATAGACATAGAGGAGGCAAGTGGATTTGAATGTGCGATACTATATTGAATATTAAAATTTTCTGCTGTAAGTCCTGAAACGCTTACAATATTTGAGATTGGAATACTAATTTGTGCTGCACCAGCATTATATGTTGTTAGGTGTGTTTCAGAATATATTACGGGATTCATATCAAGAACTTGAATCCACTCATTTCCACCAGGTTGTGCTACATATTGATAAAGATATCCATAGTCTGCTCCTGGAGCAATGTTGATATACATATCATTTAGAATTAAAGTATTTCCAAATAAAACACCACTAGTTGTTGATAAATCAGGATCTCCAGAACCAACAATGAATCTATTGCCACGAGTTCCAGTCGGACCAATATCAACTAATACCTCAACAATATTTGGTGGGCCTACAACTGTTATATCATCAGTAGATACTAATACTTCAGGCATTAAGCAGCACCTGTAATATCATTTGTTACTGTCATTGTTCCAGTTAAAACTGTAAATATAACATCTGGGTTTGGAGTTGCATCAGTTATTTGAACATCATATACATATGTGCCAGCTGCGAAAGTTCTTCCTACTGACGGAACAATTGTACAAGTTATAATGTTTGTTACATCATTTACTACTGCTGTAGCTGCAGTTCCTGCTATACCTCTTGCAGTAGCAATTGTAAAGATTGCAGTGTAACCAGTTAGATCAAAAGCTTCTCCGTTGGAGTTTTTTGGTTGAATAACAAATTCTGCTGTATCGCCACGATAGTAATTAAAATTATAAGTTCCTGGAAATGCCATGATTCCTCCTAATATATTATACCACTAAGACACTGATATATACATGCCCTTTAAAATAATTGTACTTTCGCTATCTGTTCTTGCCTGAATTATTCCACCCTCAGATTTAATCTTTGATATGTCTATGTACAGAGTTTGATTGAATGACATTTCGTATGGATATTTATATTTTAACATTCCTATATATCCTGTTGGTGATTCAACTCTTGGAATATATGTTCTTAGCCAAGCTTCTGTGCTATTTGAGTCCGTGCTTAAAATAATGTCATATCTAATGTCGACTTTTGCTCCTACTTTTAATTGTTTAAAATTAATTCTTCCAGTGTTTTGATTCCACAATGAAACTCCTCCTATTGGAAGAAATGATAATATATTATTTTCTGGATCTTCGTCTATTGATAAAGTTACCCAACCATCATCTCCTCTATTTGGACCAAGATGTATTTGTCTTTTATTTTTATTTTCGTAGTATGCCCACCCAGGATATTGACCAGACTGACTTTCGTATGATTGACCGTTACTTTTTCCAGGTTCTCCTTTAGGTCCTTGTGGTCCTTCTGGGCCAGGTTTTCCGTCTTTGCCTGGTAATCCACGCTCTCCTCTTGGCCCTTCTGGGCCTTGTGGTCCCTGTGGTCCTATATCGCCTTTTTCTCCAGTCATTCCTGGTACGGCAATATACTCTGTGTTTCCTTGTATTGACTGTTGGGTTAACTGAACTGTCTCAGCATATTTCTTCTTTGGAAAGTCCATGCTTTTTGACATGCACTATTTTACCTTAAATGTTTTTTTACCAATTTTAATAACAGGTGGCAAATTAGTTTGTGGAGTAGATACTTTTACAACAGGCATTAAAGGCTCGTTCCGCTAACATCACCAAGGACGCAAATAGTTCCAATAACTGGAGTCCAAGTTGTATCTTCACCTTCTCCAGAGCCAGCTGGAATTACAACTTGCAAATCAAAAGAAAGTTCTGCTACTACAGACCTGTAGGCTGTGCCCCAATTTGCGGTAGTCCCAGAGGATGCTTGAATTTCACCATAACCTAGTCCAGAAACAACAGGAAGATCATCTAATACTTGACCACTTGGATCATAGGCTGTAGCAATGTAAGTCCAGTCTGTGGTATCGTATTTTGTTACTTCATCGTCCTCAAAAAATTCAATTTTAAGGTTTGCGCTGTCCCCACGAACTACTGTCCATTTAATATTTGCTGGAGTAGCTCCATATTTATCAATTGTAGGGGTACACATAATAATTGATTATACCATAAAACTAACACCTAGGCGCAATGGGTGGGGTGGGTAGCTTCCTAGGTGTTAGCTCTTAAATTATATCTTATTTTATTAAAAATCCAGTAATATACAGAGTTTAATAACAAAAAGTTATAATAAAGCCATATTAATAAATTGTTATAAAAAGTTATAATTCAAAACGGGATATCAATACAAAACCCAGTAATGTCTATGCTATACTTAAAATATATAAAGAAAAGAATATACTATAGTTAAGGTTTTTAAGTATATTATATATATTAGTAAATAGGTAAATTAGATTGTTTTGCTATATCTAAGTAATTAACTATATCACCATTATACATTATTTGAGTATTTAAATCAAAGCTATCTTTAAAATCTTTTGAATGAATAAAATAATTGTCGACATAGCATAAACCATATTTATTTTCTAAAGATCTTATAGAGAAACAATTCCATACTGGTATTCCAGGTATGTTGTTAGGTAAACTATTTTTGTCTTTTAACATTTTTTCACATTCTAAAATTGTGTCATCTAAAATTAATTTTATGGTTTTGCTATTTTTTGTAGCAGCAAAGTTTGAGCAATTGATTGACCCAGTATAGCTTTGAAATCCATTAGAAGTAGAAAGCATATCTTCTTCATTATAGTATTTTTTTAGCATATCATCTAGAGGCATAGTACAGATAGAATCCATGTCAGCATATACTCCTCCATGTGTGTATGTAACTACCATTCTCCACATGTCTGCTCTATTTATACCGCTTGAAATTTTATATATACTGTATAACTTATCGTTATAATCTTTTACGTCTTGCTCTCTTTGTTTGGAGTCAGCATATCTATGCTCCCAGTCTGGATTTAGGTTTTTCCAAGTTCCTATTATATTTTTCTGAAATGGCAATAGGTTTTCAAACTCAGATTCTTCGGTCTGCCAAATTATTTTGGGGATCATAAGGACTACTTAGATTTAGATATATACTCTAAAAGAATATCATACATACGGTCTAGCTTTTCTTTCATAACCTTATGGTCTTCTTTCATCTGCTTACGACTAACATCTGCTTCGTTAATACGCTGTTCAAGTCTTGAAATTTGATCTTTCATCGATGAGCCTGAATTGGGTTTAAGTTCGCTTAGATAATGTTTTACGAGAAATTTGATTCCGCCAGCCATAATACCGACTATGGTTAATACGCTTAAAATTAAAGCAGCCCAGTCTTGTATAGTCATAAGGCTTATTATATCATTATATAAGATTTTAATTTCGACGGAATATAGAAGTCGCCGAAAATAGAGATAACAAACCCTACCCTAGACAACATATGGATCAAAGATCCAAACATGTCTTAAATCGGCTCCTGTCCTCTCTATAGGCTATAATAAGTATATGGATGATGTAAC